AAGTGAAAGGAGTTAACCCCTTGACTACCCCCCAAAACAGCTATATTAAGTTAATCAGCTACAGTGTTTATGAAGGTTCCTCTCCAGTCCAGCTTATTCGCGCCAAAGAACTGACGCACCCGGTAGAATATGTTATCGGTAGCGAAATCACCGGTCATCGGGTTGATTGCCCCGCCGCCGATAGTGACCTTGTCGCTGGCCTTCATGCAAATCTCCGGCCTCTCATACCCCTCAAGGTAGTCACACTCAACAGCCGCAATCAGGTTCGGGTCGGCAAATAGATACCAAGTATTTTGAGTGAAACCAGCAGTCCCGGCAATGGATAGCCAGGGGTCAATAACAAGCTGGAGGCCATAATCGGCTATAACATTTCTTGTCGGATAGGGGCCGAGAACTACGTCAGTATCTCCGGTAGCTAATCTGTACTTATCCGTTGAGGTCAAGATTTGCCTAGCGGTAAACTCCAGCCCGCCATCCGATATAACCAGGTATTTAGGCCGGTTGCGTATTGGCTGCCCGCTGGGGTGCCTGATAGCCTGCATCTCAGCCACAGTGGTCTCAAGGTTTGCAATCGTAAGAGGTCGTGTGTTGGCATTAAGCCCCGCGCCGACTTCATACAAATCACCCCCGGCATGAGTGCCCACATTGTTAGCGTAGGCAATTACAGCCCTGTAATGCTCCGTGTTGGCAGCCAGCCAAGCAAATTCAGCGGGAGTGTCCTTCAGCGCGCCGAGTTTATCGGCCAGCATTGCTTCCCACGAAATGTCAATCTGGTTGCCGTATTTCCTCGCATAGACATCATAAGCGGATTCCGTTTTCTTGAGTGCGAGGTACTCGCCTTTCTCTGCTACTTCGCCCAGGTGCATGCCGGAGTTGGCAATAGCAAATCTTTTCCCGCCTACCCATGGATAGAGGCGATTGACTCTCTTCACCCGCATGTATTTTTTCCACTCCGGGTCAATAGCCTGATAGGATGCCATCATCGACCTGTCCGTCACATCGGCAAACATCAACGGGAAGTCAGATGTGGTCATTGCTTCCCTGATTAGATATTCGTGCCGATGGGCTGGAAGGTGATTAGTATTACCGAACAGTTCGATGGCTTCCTTTAACCGTAACTCGTAACCATCATCTTTCTGGACATCCGAAAGGGCTACATAGCCCTTCCAGTCCTCCATTAGTTTCATCATTTCAGACATTAGGTTTTATCCTCCTGTGTTTATTTATGTTAGCTTGACGAACTTTTCTAAGGCCATCAGGACAGCAGGCTCAATCTCTAACGTTTCAGGAAGCACTACCTTTTCGCATACAATCTCTACCTCTTGCTGTATCAGTTCGCTAAATTCCTCAGCGAATTTAGGAAAGTTTACATCTCCAGGTTTAATTGATATCTGCTCCGAGTTTGGTTGGCCTTCAGGGGGGCTGCCGTATTGCTTGACAAGGTTGTTCTTGACTCCCTCCGCCGGTATCAGATGCTCGTCGAGCTTCCGTATTAGCTTCAGGATAGCGAAGCTAGTCTTAACAGGTAACTTCTTTTTAGCAAGTTCCCCCAGTGGTTCCTTTACGTTAAAGATTTCTGCTATTGTCAGTTTCACTTTGTTACTCCTTTTTGTTTACTTATTTCTACTTAAATCGGATATAGGTAAATATACCTGTCGGTTGTATCGCCTTCACACCTTACGCGAAGCCTCTTGTTGGCTGTCTGGTCACAAGTAGCGGTATCAAACGGAATGGCGGTGTCTTCGGCTCCGGACGCTGCGGTCAAGGTTAGGAAGTAGCCTTGTGTGTTCGCGCCGTCGTAGCGCATCAGAGCAGTGAAGCCAAATCCCAAGCTGTCCTCGAAGTCGATGCCATAACCTGCCGCAATCGCAAGTTGTTCAATCTTGATGCCCGCAATGGTATTCGAGGATTCCATTTCGATAAAGATGCCATAGTCCGGATATGAGGTTACACCACCACCCTGACTGATTAGCATACCGATGGAATCCCCACCATTATCGTGTTCCAGGCCGTTCATGTAGCACGAGAAGCCACAGACTCTGCCATTCCTACCAGGAACTGACGCAGTAATTGCAGAGGTAGCATCCTGGTCCATGGTAGCCCTAACGGCGGCTATCTGGTCACTGAGGGTTATGGTTTGGCCGGGATTGTTGATGTAGACCTGACCGCTCAGTCCGAGTATCTGGTTAATGGAGAGGTCTGCGGCGACAGCGGGCGTCACATAACCCAAGGCATGTATGCCTATCATGTTCTGAATGTCGTGCTTGATATCCTGCCGCGAGTAGATGTTATAAACACCACCAGCAGTAATATCATCGGTGGTCAGCATGTGGATACGGTTAGCGTTAATGTAGTCAGTTAAGACACCGACTTCGAAAACCATTGACTTGATGTGGTCTCCCGTAACTCCCCATGCTATCGGGTTAGTAGTAGTGCCCTGAACATGGTCAAGTCCCTTATCGGTAACACCACCGACTAAGTTGATTTCCTTGTGAACCTTGACAGCAATAACGCCTACCCCACCGGCGACCAAACTACCAAGTGCTGTGCCAAACGGCACTTGCACAACGGTATTGCTTATCTTGCTGATTTCAGCGTCTCCCGTTCCATCTAAATTAGCTACACCTGTAAGTGCCCCTGCTCGGATATAGAGCTGGTCGCCGATTTCGATATCTCTATCGCCGTCATCGTCCTCAGCATAGATGGGTAGATTAAAGATGCCCTCGGTGTCAAGTGATATCCAACTGGCCGCCTCTATTCCACTTATTAAGGCCACACCCACTTGAACGCCGTAGGTCGCCGGAGCGCCCGCATCGCAAAGAATAACGGGGTCCCCATTATTGACGAAAGCATCAGCGTGTACCGGGTGGATGAGTTCATCATCCCTGACTGTTATATGTCTACCCTCATAGGTAGACGAAACTTGGCTACCGGCATCCAGCGCGCCGGTGTAAACTCCTGCAGTTGTTCCTGGCATTATGTTTTACCTCCTAGATTATTTACTTATCGCCTGGTAACGAATGTCTCAACCTGAGCATCCGTATATTCCGGGTGTAGTTTCTTGACCGACTCTCTTAGTGCGTTCGTATCCTTCTCAGGATTCGGCGTCGAGCCACCCAGACCTTTAACCTTGCCCGCCTCTGACAGTTTGGCGATGTAGTCCACCTCGGACTTAATCGCTTCCGCTATACCCTCGGCAGTCTCGGTGTCCTTGTACCTCTCCAGTAGCCGTTCTTTAGCAGCGGACGGCAATTCAGCCTTGTCTACAGCCTCTTTAATAGAGGCTTGTGCTTCGGCCTTTGCCCTTTCCTTCTCAGCCTCAGTAATCTTGCCCTGGAGCTCGTCTCTCTCAGTGGTAACCGTAGTTACCTGGCCCTCCAGTTCCTTGACTCTTTCTTCCAGTTCCATTGCGTGTTTTACCTCCTTGCTAACTTCTTCCCTGACCGCGCTCTCCAGCGCCTTTACCAGGTCAGGCCGGCGCTCTTTAAGCGCCTGTAATTCGATTAGGTCTACATCTGTATCTCTATCGGATTCGTAGAGTGTAACTATCCCGCTTGCCCCTGGCTCGGTCACAAAGTCAACTGACCTTGCCCCTGTTATTTGTTCTATTACCATAGTCTCGACACCCTCGATGGTAGATTTAGAACCCCGGCCTAGTGCATTGATACTGATGCCCATTTCTGAAAGCATCTGTTTATCTCGCATGTTAGCCAGTTTCCTCATCAGCCAATCTTCTATGATGTCCGCCACACCGGTAACAGTCCCGTTCTCGTCACACGTTACATCCATTAATCTAGCAACAAATCCAGTGGATTTCATCGACCTTTCGGGTAATTCCTTTTCCTCAGAGGACGTCGGGTGATCCGCGTACATCTTCAAACCCTCAAACACCTTGTAATCACGTTTCAGCATTTCCGCTGGATAGTATCTGGATTTGTCTGCGTTAAAACCAGCCTTAATGACAATAACAGTCGCACGACCTTTGTCATCAAACGCCTTTGCCTCGGTCAGTGGGACATAACTACCCGGATAATTCCTGCCATTTATACGGCCTATCGGTTCACGGGTCATTACTTCATTAACCCATCGCGGAATGTCTTCATCTTCAACATCAAGTTTCCGGTATTCTGCCCGTATCTTACGTTTAACCGCCGGTAAATCAGCCGCCGCTATAGCGACCTTCTGACCTCTGAATCCACCGGGGCTGAGTGCCGCTGCCACCCGTCCTAACTGTGCCCTAGTGACTTTCTTCTCCGGGTCTTCCCATAGCCTGAGTTTCCACCCGGACGGTTTCTCTGCATCAGGAGCATATGCAAAAGCGGAGGCGGGATAAGCTTGCCCGTCCTCTGTCTTGGTGGCCTCCTGTAATTTCAGCCATTCCAGAGCGGAGGTTGCCTCTTTTAACGCTTCCGTGGTCTTCTCATCGTCAACCGCCTCGGTCGACAACAGTTCCTGGCATATCTCTACTATCTTCTTAATACGGGTTGAGTCCAGGTTTGCGTTACGCTTGCCCGCCTCCTGTATAATCTCGGAGTAGGTAGTCTGTAACGATTCCATAGCGGAAAAGACTCGGGTGCTCATTACCTTTTTAGGGTCGCTAAACGTAGCTACTCCCCTCTCGTCAAGTTCGTAGCTGGCCTCATAGAGCTGCCCGTCAACGTCATATATAACCCTGTCGGCGAATACCTCATCTATAGATAAGTTTTTGGGGATGGTCTTCTCGGGCTTTATCTTGTATTCGTCGATTAGTGCTGACTGCAACAGGTTCTTCTTGCTATCGTCACTTATATTCAGTGACTCCCTGCGCTCGCCGGCTACCTGGGCTACCATAGGCGCCCCACATTCAGAACACACCTGCGTATTGCACTTTACGTTTTCCGTAACAGTTACTTCGTGCTTGCACTCAGAACAGATGCAGATATGCTCGCCATGGGGGTGGATAGCTTCTTTAACTTTTGACATAATTCAAACCTCCTGAAATTGGGTAATAGAAAGGGCGGCTCAGGTCGCTGCCGCTCGGTTTTTCAGCTCTGGGCATTCCGAAGTCTATCGGCGCCGTCCAGCCATCGCAGCCCCTCAATGACCGCCCTAACTACCTTGAAATAAAAGGGGACGCCCTACAATCCAAATCTGGGCGTTTTAAAACTGTTTGAGTGTTATACTACTACTTGAGAAAGGCCGGGGCTATAACACACCGGCAGTCAGGATGTTGAGGAGGGGCCATAACGCCGCCGCTAAAAGCCTGACCTACAGGGATAACCCCCTCTGCCTCGTTCCCCTCACATTCATCACTTACCTGGTCATCGCCAGCAGTCACCCACTCCTTACCGTCTACCCCCATATCTTTCATGTTGTCTAAAGATGCCGTGCTTAGTGCATCGGCGGTTTCTGTTCTGGCGATTAACTCAGAACGGTGTTTTGACATATCAGAGAAAGTTGTTTTTAAGTCCCTCTTAATCCCCGGTATCCCGCGCTTATTCTCTATCCCCTGTGAGATAACGTTAGCTAACCGCCGCTTGGACTCCTCATCCATCTGAGTCACCAGTTTGGCCCCGTGCTGGTTAGCCCACTTGACAGCGTTTGATATCGGTGGCCCCTCGTAAGCTATCGGTATACCGCCCTTGGTCTTACCCCAGGTTATCATCTCAGCCTGACCGGATAAATAGACCTCGGCTAACTGCCCATCAAGCGTAGTGGTTAGGGTCTCGTTAAA